ACACGCTCAATGCTATAGGTCCATCTGTATATCCCTACAACATTTTAACATTTGCTGTAGGTACAAGCCTGTTCCTAGTTTGGGCATTCAGGGCTAAGAACACGCCCCAAACAGTGGTCAACATCGCAGTATTAGCCATAGGGTTAATAGGATTATACAAAGCATTTGGTTGACATTTTAACAGTATAGTATACAATGGGGTTATGATGAAGAATGTAGAGTATAAGTATGATGAAGATAAATCTTTAGAAGAGATCAAGAAATATATTGATGCTACCTATGGGCAGCATTATTCACAGAATAAGTATCAGGCTACTGAATTTATTATTGATGGTGGCCATGGTACTGGTTTCTGTATCGGCAATGTTCTCAAGTATGCTCAGCGTTATGGGCGTAAAGGTAGTAGAGAAGATTGGCGCAGTGATCTACTAAAGGTTATTCATTACGCAATTATTCAGTTACATGTGCATAATTTAGAAGATAACAGAAAGGTGATTTTATAATGGAAGTCAAGCTACCAGTTGAAGAACTACGAAAGCGTAAGCTCTTTATTGCCACTCCTATGTATGGTGGTATGTGTGCGGGCATGTTTGCTCGTAGTACTAATGATCTATCTGCCCTTGCTGTAAAGTATGGCATTGAACTTCGTTACTACTATCTCTTTAATGAATCGCTAATCACTCGCGCTCGTAACTATTGCGTTGATGAGTTTATGCGTTCAGATGCCACTCATCTACTATTCATTGACTCTGATATTGGTTTCAATGCCAATGACGTAATCACGATGCTTGCGTTACAGTCCGATGAAAGTGAATATGATATTCTATGTGGTCCTTATCCTAAGAAGTGTATCTCTTGGGAAAAGATTAAGTTAGCTGTCGATAAGGGTATGGCTGATGACAATGTCAATAACCTAGAGAAGTATGTTGGCGATTATGTGTTCAATCCTGCTGGTGGTAGAACTGAAATTAAGATTGATGAACCTGCTGAGATCCTAGAGTCTGGCACTGGGTTTATGATGATTAAGAAGTCAGCACTAGAGAAGATGGGTAAGGAATATCCTGAACTAGTGTATAAGCCTGATCATGTACGCACCGCAGCGTTTGATGGTTCGCGTCTTATCATGTGTCTGTTTGATGCTCTTATTGATAACAAGTATGCGCATCTTCGTACTGACATTAGGAAGTTCTATGCTAAGAATCCTAATGCTTCGCAAGAAGATGTGTTGAAGTATGTTGATGATACCATGCATGATGCAGATGGTAATGAATACTCTAATCGCTACCTGTCAGAAGATTATATGTTCTGTCAGTGGGCACGAAATATTGGTTTACAGGTATGGTTATGCCCGTGGATTCAATTACAGCATGTTGGAACTTATGTGTTCGGTGGTTCCCTTGCTGACTTGGCATCTGTTGGTGCTGCCGCTACAGCCGATCCGTCCCAGCTTGGTAAGAAATCTTAAGGAGATTATATAAAATGAAGTTTAGTGATGTGACTCTTGATGTGTTGAAGAATTTTTCGTCTATTAATTCTAGCATGCTTTTCCGTAGTGGTAATACAATTCGTACTATCTCGCCGCAAAAGACTATTATGGCGAAGGCAGAAGTTGACGAAAGCTTTGATAAGGATTTCGCGATTTATGATCTGCCACGTTTCCTAGGTGTTATGTCTTTGTTTGAAAAGCCAGAAGTGACTTTGAATGACAAGGAAGCAGTCATCCTAGATAACTCGCGTAAGCTAGTATATACCTATGCTGATGCCTCGACGTTTGCTACTCCTCCTTCTAAGGATGTAACATTCCCTGATGCTGAAGTTAATTTTACTCTAAAGAACGAAGATCTTCAGAAGGTTCAACGTGCTGGTAATGTTCTTCAGCTACCTGAAATTGCTGTGGTTGGTGATGGTATGACTATCGCGCTAAAGGCATATGATAGCAAGAACCCAACAGCTGACTCTTATGTTGCAACTATTGGTACGACTGATCGTGTGTTTAATGCAATCTTTAAGAATGAAAACTTGAAGCTTATCCCCGCTGACTATGACGCATCCGTTTCGTCTAAGGGTATCTCCAAGTTCACTTCTGCTAAGATTACATATTGGATTGCCACTGAGGCAACTTCAACTTTTAACTAATTGACTTATTTGAGGGGAGGAGTTATACTAGACTCCTCCCCACCCCTTTATATTATGGAGTTATATTATGAATAGACAAGATAGCGTTGCTGTGCTCTCTAGGAAGCTTCCCAGAAACCTAACAGTTAGAACTGTATTTGGTGACATTGAAATTAATACTAAAAAGTGCAACACCTGTGATATTACAAAACCTGTTGCTGCCTTTTACTTAAAGTCTAAATCTACAAGAAGGCACCCCGATTCTATTAGGGAGCAATGCATTACTTGTTGGGACATTAACAAAGGCAGGAAGTAATATCATGTTAGAAGATTATCTGTGGGTGGAGAAATACCGACCCAAGACTATTGATGAGTGTATTCTTCCTGATGAACTAAAGAAAACGTTTCAGCAGTTTGTTGATCAGAAGAATATTCCTAATCTATTACTGACTGGTGGTGCTGGTGTAGGTAAGACTACTGTAGCACGTGCTATGTTAGAACAACTTGATTGCGATTATATTGTAATCAATGGATCACTTAATGGTAACATTGATACTCTGCGTGGTGAGATTTCTCAGTTCGCATCAAGTGTTTCCTTTAAGGGTGGTCGCAAGTATGTCATCCTAGATGAAGCTGACTATCTAAATCCACAAAGCACTCAACCTTCTCTGCGTAATTTCATGGAAGAGTTTAGTCGCAACTGTGGTTTCATTCTCACTTGTAACTATAAGAACAAGCTTATTGCTCCTTTGCATTCTCGTTGCTCAGTTGTTGAGTTCAGGATTGCTAAGAAGGATAAGCCATCACTTGCTATGCAGTTCATGAAGCGAGTAATGGATATTCTTCAGAAGGAAAATGTTCCCTTTGAGAAGGATGTTGTTGCTGAAGTTATTGGTAAGTATTTTCCTGATTGGAGAAGGGTACTAAATGAACTACAAAGACATTCTGCGACTGGCAACATCGGACAAAGTGTTTTGGGCGGTCTGTCTGGTGATTCTTATAAGGCTCTTCTTGAAGCTCTAAAGAATAAGAACTTTAGTGCAGCTCGTAAGTGGTTGGGTGAAAACTCTGATCTTGATAGTGCTACTCTATTCCGTCACATGTATGATAATATCTCTGAGATTGTCAAGCCGGAGTCGATTCCCTATCTAATCCTACACCTAGCTGACTATCAGTATAAGGCAGCGTTTGTTGCTAATCCTGAGATCAACCTAGCAGCGTTCATTGCCCAAGTCATGAGTGACTGTGAGTTCAAATGACCGATGTATTCAAGGTCATGGTTAAAGCGAGTGATGTTAAAGAGCCAGTAGTCGAAGATCATAAGATAAAGGCTCAGTACAATCCATTTGACTTTATCAATAGCATCAATTCCCATAAGGATCTGTTCGCAGGAAGTGAGACTCCTGAGACAGTCGAGAAGGAATACACTCCTTGGATCGTTAATAAGGGGTTATCCTACTTCGCAGATACAGTAGAATCAGCTAACTTCGTCAATCGTTACCACCAGCTGGACAAGAAAGTACAGTATGATTATTTAATAAATACTATACGTTCTAAGAAGCGCATGAGTAAATGGTGGAAGAAAGAGGATAATAATGACGTTGATTTGGTGAAAGAAGCCTTTGGTTATTCCCAGAAAAAGGCTGAAGTTGCTTTGTCATTGCTATCCCCCGAAAACCTTAAAGATATAAAAAGACGATTGAACAAAGGTGGGTTGAAGAAATGAAATTATCTATTGATTCATTAATAGAGGTTCTGCTAAAAGAATCTGACGATTTCCTTAAGGTCAAAGAGACTTTAACACGAATCGGTATCGCTTCTAGAAAAACTAAGATTCTTTATCAGTCTTGCCATATCCTACATAAACAGGGTAAGTATTACATTGTACACTTCAAGGAGCTATTCGCCCTTGATGGTAAGCCGACAGACTTTTCAGATAGCGATGAGGGTCGCAGAAACACTATTGTGAATCTATTGGCTGAATGGGGTCTTATTAAGATTGCTAATCCGGATAAGACCAAAGAGCCAGTAACTCCCTTGAGCCAGATAAAGGTACTGCCTTATAAAGAAAAGAGTGAGTGGGAACTTGTGACGAAGTATAACATAGGGCGATCTGGTCCTAAAAATTAATTTTGAAATGAGATATTATGGAACAATTTTGGGATCCCATTTGGGGTGCAGTAGCAAGACCACCTAAAGATAACACTGTATGGTTATGGGATGTAGTCGGAGATAACTTGTTAGTTGTCAAAATCCCTAGAGAAGTATCTTGGTTTAGACGTTTTAAAACTAAAATGATATTAGGCAGTAAATGGACGAGAATCAAAAAACGAGGAAATTAGTTGATGGACGCACTGTCCACGAATTAGAAAAAGCTTTCACTTTAACAATTAAAACAAAATGCCCTAGCAAATATATGCTAGTGGACTTAGAGACTGGTACTCAATATATCGGTACAAATAATCCAGAATTAAATTGGAAGAAGCTATTGACTTTATAACAGTGATAGCTTATATTAGTACTGTGCTGCCATTGTGGGGCACATAAGACAACCTTGCTATTTTAGGAGGCAATATGTATACTTCGTTCTCGCTTAATGCGAACACTTTCCCGCACCTTATCGGCTTCGAAAATCTCTTCGATAGAATTGATAAGATTAATAATCTAAATAAAAATCATTCCAATTACCCGCCTTATAACATCAGTAAGTTAGATGAGCAAACTTATCTAATTGAAATGGCTGTTGCTGGTTTCAATGTCGATGATATTGACATTGAACTACAGAATGCTATTCTTACTATCGATGGTAAACAAGAAACTGTTGATGATCTTGTTAAAGATGGTGTGGATAAGAAATATATCCATAAGGGTATTTCAGACAGAGCATTTAGGCGTCAGTTTACTC